ACAAGTCAGTCCAGCAAAGAAAGGCAGACATGGTCTTTACCGATCCTCCATACAATGTGAACTACTCAGGCAGAGGAAAGAATACGAGCGAAGGAATCATGAATGATCACATGGATGCGGAAGCGTTCGATTCATTCCTTGAACGTGCATTCGGATGTGTTGCTGATTTTGCGAAAGCTGGTGCAGGTTGGTACGTCTTCCATTCAACATCAACACAAGCACAATTCGAAAAGGCGCTGAAGAAGTTCGACATGGCAATTCGTAACCAGCTTATCTGGAACAAGCCGACCGCATCAATGGGATGGGGCGACTACCGATGGAAGCACGAGCCATTCTTCTATGCATCGAAAGATGGAACAAAAACAGTTTTCTATGGTGACCGCACCCACTCAACAATTGTGGACTTTCATGACAGCGAACAGAAACTCATCAATTGGGCGAAGCGACAAAAGAAACTCGAAGCCGAAGGAAAGCACACGATATGGACGATGAAGCGAGACAAGGTAAACGAGTATCAGCACCCAACTCAAAAGCCTGTAGAGCTTATAACCTACGCACTCTTCAACAGCTCAAAGGCCGAGGACTTGGTGGTCGATCCTTTTCTTGGAAGCGGAAGCACGCTTATCGCATGCGAGAAGACCGGCAGAGTTTGCGCAGGAATAGAGCTCGACCCGAAGTACGTAGACGTTATCGTTCAGCGATGGGTGGATTTCACCGGCATCGAGCAGCTGGTCCGGAATGGTCAGCCGGAAGTCTGGCCGAAAACCATCTATGAGCATGAACCCACAGAGTAATGAAAACAATCAGCCGAAAGTGCTCCTTTTGGAAGCTCCTAAGGACGTTCCAAGGGGTGAGGAAGCTTCACGCCCGGTAGAGGCAAATGAGGGCATTTCCGAGGCTCCGTCAGACCTTTCGGATACCCGTAAATACGGGAAAAATACGGGAAAGGATTATGAGGTCGGGAAGTGGAAGCCACCAGTCGAACATCAGTTCAAACCAGGCAACTCAGGCAAGCCAATGGGTGCTAGACATTTCACAACAATCTTCAGGGAATACGTCCTAGAAGCAGGGGCCATTACAAAGGATGGACAAAAGGTAGGGTTCGACAAACTAATCGTGAAAAAGGTCGTAAGCATGGCAGTTGATGGAAACCTCAAGGCTGTAGGAATGGTAATGGATCGAGTCGATGGGAAGGTTCCGCAGACAATTGAAGTGAACAAGACAGCGCGTATCGGAGTGCTCGTGATGACACAAAAAGAAATCGAAGACCATGAAGGAATATTCAAACGAAAATATGAAAACCCAACAACCCAAAACAATAATATCTCCAGTGACGGAACTCGGAATGAAGACACTCCGAGAGTCACGGAAGGAAGTGCGTACGAAGCACACTAGAGAACACTTCGGATACTTTATTGCTTACTACCTACCAAGATACGTGAGGTGTGAATTTGCAGATTTCCACTACGAGATGATGGCTGACGTGCATGACCTTCTAGATCTTCGAATAAGAGAGATTGCATGGTTCATGTTCGGAGAGAGCGCAAAGACAAGCTTCGTGAAAGGACTGATCCTATACATGATCGCCTACGACATAGAGCCGTACATCAATGCTGATGCATTCGATAGCACGAACTCTGAACGTATCCTGTTTGACGTGGTGTGGGAGCTTCAGACAAATAAGAGATTCATCGAAGACTTCGGAGAGAAATACAACACTACCCGAAGCAAAGACGAGGTAACCCAAAAGAGAGTGAAGGACTTCATCACCAATCCTATGAAAGATGATGACGGGAATATTACAAAGGAAGGAATTCGTGTCGAAGCACACAGTACGCAGGAATCAGTCCGAGGACGTGTGCATGGAGCTATGCGTCCAGGATTCGTACTGCTCGATGACTTCGAAACCAAGAAGACACTGAAGAGCGAAGCATCAACAAATCAGATACGAACACACATCCAAGAATTCAAGCGAGGTCTAGACTCTGCAAGACGAAGGGTAATATATCTAGGTAACATCCTGTCGGAATACGGAAACGTACAGAGCATCATCGAGCGTGCAAAGCATGATCCGGAACTGAGGGTGCGAATAGTTCCAATATGCCAAGGAGACTTGATTACAGGAATACACACACCAACATGGCCTGAACGATGGGTGATGACAGACGAGGAAGCCAAAGCAACTGGGAAGGTAAGCATCGAAGGTAAAAGACGATCTATGTGGACACCAGAAGAAGGTGATATGGACTTTCAAGCGGAGATGCTCTGCCAACCGATAGACGAAACAAAAGCAATCTTCAAACGTGACTGGTTCATGCCCGTAAGTTGGGATGACCTAATGCAGAAGAAGGTAGCAGCTTACGTAACGCTAGACACTCCGAGTCGAAAAGAAGGAGAGGTAAGCAAGGACGGGGACTTCGTTGGCATCTGCATCAACTGGATAGACAGAGAGGGTAAGTGGCACTTGAAAGCATGGAGGGAGAAGCTCGGTCCAACAGCAATCATCGAGAAGATGTTCGGACTCTACAATTTCCTTATCCAAGCAGGTACACCACCAATAAAGTTCGGATGGGAAGATACAGCATTTACTCGGGGTCTTGAGCCAATGCTAAGGCATGAGCAGAGGATGCGTCAGATATTCCTACCACTCATGTGGCTCAAGCATGCAGGAAGATCGAAAGAGGATCGAATAAGAACAGGACTGCTCTACCGATACGAAACAAGAAGCGTCTACCACCTCCAAGGAGAATGCAAAGACTTGGAAAACGAACTGATGCGCTTCCCTGATTCAGACTATGACGATACAAGCGATGCTACAGCATACCAAAGCGACATTGCACGTCCTGCAGGAACCGAAAAGCCGAGAGATGCAAGGCCAGAACCAGTGATCGACACAGCATATGGAAAAGTTAGGCCTGCATACGAGGATGAATTCTATGACGAAAGCCCTCAATACCCTGACATAGGGATATAAAACAAAAGTAATGCACCAAAAAAGGCGTTCTATCATACGCATACTGAAACCACTATGGCACTAGCCCACTACAAGAAAAGAGATGAACTCGCAAAGCAAGCTCTCAACGAGATAGACTTTTCTTATCGATACAAGAAGGCTCGAATGAGCTCGTGGAATAAGAACGAGGACATGATGAACCCAGACAAGTCGAGTCCGTCAGTTATCTCACCGTATGGCGGGTCCACTCAGCAAGCCGACACGAGAGCTCAAGTGCCTTTGTATAAGATGCATGGCTACGTTCACACAATCCTCTCAAAGATCGACAGTCCACTGACATTCAAATACGTGAAAGGAGAAACAGCAGACCTGAAGAAGTCGAAGCTGATGAACTCCATCAAGGATAAGGATGCGAAGATTGGACGTTGGAACTTCAAAGACTTGATGGGTAAGCGAGATGCTGCAATCTACGGACGTGCGATTTATCTATACATGACCCGAAACGATAAGGGGCAATATAAAAGTCTTCTCAACCTTATTGATCCGAAAGACTTCCTGATTGATCCAGACGTAGGAGGCTTGTGTACCGGAGAAGAAGACGGAAGCGGTGTGGAGAAAGCAACCTATCTCGGATGGTGGAACACAAAGCTCACGCGAGCGCAGATCACCAAGGGAATCAAGGATGGCATCTACTACAAGAAAGTAGCTGAAGACTTGATGGGTGGTGGCACGAATACTAAAACCAAAACCAATCAGGATAACGACAAGGACAACAGAAAGCCTTCAGGTGCTCCACGTGAGCGATACAAGAATGAGAATCAGTTTATTTTTTATACATGGATCACTACAGACGAGAATGATGATCGTTACTATCTCATCCTCACTCCTTCCGGAGACTGCATCAGATGCGAACCTTGGAAGGAAATCAGAAAGAGTGGCAAGTACTCGATATGGACATGGGCAGCATTCCCTGATCCTCGTGAGTTCTGGACACCATCTTATTGCGACTTCGCACGTGGCATATTTCAAGCACAAGAAAAAAGTATCAACCAATCCCTCGACAACTCCGAACAGATCAACAGACCACAGACAGCCGTCAACGTTGACTATGTGCGCAACTTAGCGCAAGTTCGTTACAGAAAAGACGGGTACATTGAAATCGAAGGAAACGTGGACGTGAACCGAGTGCTCCAGACACGACAGACTCCTCCAATTGAAGGTCCCTTCAAGGTGTACGACAAATTGGAATCAATTGTCGAATCAGAAAGCGGAGTGACTGCAGACGTGAAGGGTACGAGCGATGAAGACACTCTCGGAATCTACGAAGGAAACATGATGCAGGCAGGAGATCGCTTCGGACTTTTGAATAAGAGCTATGCCGAAGGATACTACCGCTTCGCAGTCCTTCACAAAGAAGGTGTAATGCAGGATATGAAAAAGAAGATGGCAGTTCAGATACTAGGTCCAATGGGTCTCGATATAGAAATGGTAAGTGCTAGAGATTTGAAACCATTCACTAACGACTATGACATCCTCGTCGAATCAAGCATTGCAGAAGCTCAGAGCAACCTAGCCGACAGCAAGAACAAGCTAACCTTCCTTGGATCATACAAAGGGGATCAGACAATCAATCAGAAAATCCTTTTTGAAACTCAAGCAACGATCGCAGGCGTGGATGATGACACTATCAAGCGACTCCTCGATACCAATGACTACGATGCTATCGAAGTGGTAGCACAGGCAGACGAAGCATTCCAAATTATAATCGGTGGCGACACACCTCCGCTTTACAAAGATGCAAACACAGCATTCCTACAGAGGTTGCATGACCTATCCGACAAATACGATCACGAGCTAAGCCCTGATCAACACAACGCAGTATTCTCCTACATCGATTTGATAGCGCCGATCGTGGAGAAGAACGCAGCACGTTCGGTAGTTGTCGAATCTGCAAAGGCAGGGCTGATCAGTGGCGGAGGAAGGATGGTCGATGCAACCGGTCTTGAGAATACTGATCTAGCTGCAACCGGAGAGGTCCCACTTGGAGATCCAGGTGCGGAAGCAGCTGCAACCGCAGCATTATCAAAATAATAACTAAACAATCAAATTTATGAATGAATCAAACAACGT